AGTACGCTTCTTTTGCTGTCTTTATAAGATTTTCTAACATTTATATATTATACTAAAAATTTAACCATTTGTCAAGAACTATTTTCCGATATGTTCCACGTCATCTTTCGGAATGACTTGGTACGCACCTTTATTATAGGCGATTGAAACTGTATAATTCTTACTAACTTCCTTCTTATATGAAGTGTCTTTTGGAGGAGAATACTCCCCCATAGGCATACTAGGATATTTTTCTCTATGTTTCTTAGCAGCCTCTAAAATAGGTGAGGAGGGCAGGGTATGATCCTGCACTAACGGGACAAATGCCCGCTGTCCTGACCCATTAGACGACCTCCTCTTGCGTGGGGTCTTCTTTCTTTTGCGACCATATTGGTCATAATTCATACTTCCTTTTATAAACATATAATATATTATACAGATATTTTAAGGATTTGTCAAGAACTATTTTTAAGTAAGGTAAATTTGGTCTAAAATTTCTTTAAATTCCTCTTCTAAAATACTTTTACTTTCTGCAAGTGATAATATTTCAACTAATCCTATAAAAAGTTCTTGAACATTTTCAATATCAATAGGCATGGTCACACCCTCCTTTGAAGGCAACCATTCTTCATCAAAATCTAAATAGTATTTTCGGAGAGAAAGGTACTCAACACCCCTAAAGGTATTGATTACTAAACGGAGTTGCTCCGTATCTCCTTCTGTAATGACTCTCTCATATTTTGTTGGTGCACTTAAATCAATCATTTTTAATTATCCTATTCATTGGTACAATGCTAGTCACATTGTTAGGTAATAATAGACGATACGAGTCCGTGTCCCAGCAAAATAAGAGGACTGTGTCTTTCGACTCTTTAGCACGATTTTTCTTTTCAGCTATATAAGGTGTTGAAAAGTCTGATGTGCATATATTGTATTTTAATTTTCTACTGTTTTTACTTCTGTAAGTGATGACAGCATCTCCTGCTTCATCTAATTTTCTTTTAAATTCATCCTTTGTCATGTTTCCTCCAATTTTATCTAACAAATGATTATTTGAATTGTAAAATTTTTGGTCACATCTTATGGATGCAAAAAACTAGGGCATCCGAGGATACCCTAGCTAAATTATCTTAACTTAATTGTTTAGATTATTTACTACAGTTGTAAAGTATACTGCTGCTTTACCAGTTAGTTTTGAAATGATTGCCTCATCAATATCCTGACCTGCATCACTCAAAGCGCTTGATAATGATGACTGTGCATCAGCAACGCTTACTCTACCACCACCACTTGAGCCATTAGAACTTCTTGCTGCTGGTGTTTTTCTTACATATACGCCTGCCTTTGTAAGAATCATTCTAACACCATTAGGAGATTCTTCTAATTGCTCAGCGATGTCTGCTACTATCTCCATACTATTTTCTGGAGTTGGTTCTTCACCGACATACATGTCGATTGCTTCCTGTTTTTTCTCGTCTGTCCAAGACATACTTTTTCTCCTTGTTGTTGAGCCAAATCGTGACTTATATTCTTCTATAGTCTTGGTATTTCTATAACCAGGTGCCCACCCAGTTGCTGTTACCATTTGCATATAAAATCTGTCACTCATTAACTATTTCCTAAAATATAATTATATTATACAAAAATATTAAGGGTGTGTCAAGAACTATTTTTCATTTCCTTATGAAAAATGTCTTTTGATTGCCTCTAACTTATCTTCGGCCTCTGCTAATTTAGCAACCTGCAACTCGATAGCTTCTACAATTTCTGGGTGTTCCCCTATTCCCACAGAATTTCTTTGAAAAGTGAGAATATTAGCTTTATGAACTTCTATTTCTCCTTCTAATTTTTTGCATAATGCACTTAGTAAGTAATTCATTTTTTACTCCTTGGGAAGTTATCCCACCTATAGAATTTTTTAGTATCTGAATCGTAGAACCAGCCTTTGTATTTTTGATTTTTATTCTCAGATTCCACATACTTTTCTGGGGGGTACTGAGTTGGACTACTAAACATTCCATTTTGTTCTAATAATTTCATATACCAAATTGCCACTATATCTTTTTTATACCTAAAACATAATTTTCAGCACAGTCTTCTGCCCAAGATTCACTCTTGGTTGGATACCACTCTGTCATTACTATTTTGTTATCTACATAAAAACGGCAACCAAAATCACCATTCTTCTTTACAACGTCTGCTCTTAAATTTCCATCAACATATGTTGAATAATTATCCTCTACCATTTATTCCTAATACTCCTTTTACAAATCCATTTATGAATCTTTCTACTTTATCGTCAAAAATTAAAATCCAACTAACAAAAGGAAACATAATAAAAAATATGACAAATGTCACTAAGAATGATATGATAGGATTTTTTACAACAATGTTGCTTCCATCTAGTTCTTTTATTATCTTATAACTCGGATAGTAAATTACTGCCATTGCTGTTATTACTCCTCCGATATAAAATGCTACAAATACTTCAAATAAATTTAACGCCATACTGCTCCAAATGTCTTAGACTTCCCAAGTCATAAGCGAGCTGAACGGAATATCTTCCAGCATATTCTAAATGCGGAAAAAATGTGTCACTTAAATCTGTGCACTCTATTGTATATATCAGATAACATTTGCAACCATATCTATTTTCATAGTCTATGTTTGTCTGTTCTTTTACTATTTTTGCAGGATAATTCTTACGAATTGCCCATACAATTTCTCCCTTGTCAAAACTTTCTGCTACACACTGCTCAGGGAGCATTGCTTTACGAATACCCTCATAATCAGTTGCAGCTAGTTTCATTGGAATACCTACTCTTTCTATAATATTTTTCACAAATGATGGTGAACGATATATAGATTGAGCAATACTAGAAACATTGAATCCTTCGATATACATTTGAGCGACTGTTTTAATTTCGTCCTCACTCGCAGGTTTACCTTTGTTCATGGTGCGTCGTCTTTCACGAAACTCCATTGTATCACGCCAGTCATCTATGATTTTTTGAAGTCTGGTCGTGTTATACCTAATATTCAAAATTCCACAGGCTTCCTTTTTCGTGATTGGATTATCCGCCTCTAGTAGTGATACTACATGCTGTATGTTAGTATCTGTTAGTTTTTCATGTGATTTACTCTTTATTGCCATCTTCACTTCCTAATAATATGATTGCATAGTGAATTATTTTCAATAAATCGTCTTTATTTTTTCCGTTTTTCTTACCATATCTTTGAGCATACTTAATAATGTTTCCAATACAGAAACCTTCTCCATGCCCTGCATCTACAATAAATTCAGTGGATTGAATTTTATTCATGGAGTAGTGAGCATCATATGTTTTTATAATATGATTACTAACCATATTCATTATTTCATCTTCTTTAAACTTAAATTTACTCACTAAATACTTTCTCCAATTCAGTGTATCCACCTATTTTTGTACCATTTACTATTATCTGTGGAAAAGTTCTAGCAGTAGGAAATTCAGCCATAAATGCCTTTGCATCGAAGTCCTCTCCGAGCATAAGGTATCTTACTTCAGCACCTTTCATTTCTGCTAAGTTCTTTGCCATAGTGCAATATGGACAGTTTGGTTTGCTATAAATTGTTATTTTCATGTGTTATCCTTATCTGTATACTTAACATCAGATTTGTTAAATCTTCTTTGTTTTTGTTCATGGACTAACATACTAGATTCCCAAGCAAAAATACCTGCGAGTATAGTAAATATAATTCCTATTATATAATCCATTACTTTGCTGTTATTCTCCTATCTGTCCAAGCGAGTCCTTCGTCCCACCAATCAGGTTGAGAACGATGAGACCACGTGGCGAATGTTGCTTTGTCTGTATGGTAATACAAACGATATGAACCAATGACATCATTTTCATCTTTTAGTTCATCTGGCATAGCCATGCCAAAAGGAGTGAGTCCCTTGCGGGGCATATTCTTAGGTTCTGGCAGTTTATTGACTACTTCAATCACTGACTTGTGTAATTTGCCATAACGATAGTTGTACTCGTCATTTAAGGCATTTGCGTAACAATGAACCCACTCAAAATTATCGAGGCTAGACCTAGTCCATATCGTGCAAGGATGATTGTACATCATTGGCAGATACGGAGTCAAAGGTCTTTCCTCCATCGGTAAATGTTTGATATCTGCTTTAGCAGTGTTTAAGACTTCTCTTTCTTCTGCATTTAGCGCACGAGGAACAAATCCTAGTAGATGGTCAATCCAAACAGCCGTGCACAGCAATTGAGCTGCCTCCAGCGGCATCTTGACGATATGTTTATCGACATGATATTCCGCGCACTTGTCTAAATCTTCATCTAAGTAAAATAAGTTCATTATCTAATCCAACATTTATATCCTGTACATTCTTTTTTAGATACGCCAGGACAGTATTCACAAAAAGAAAAACGATTACTCCTGTCCTTGCGGAGAGAAGTAATCGTTTTGGGTTGTTTTTGCTTTTTGTCATTTTTCATATATAATATATTATACAGAAAAATTAACCAAATGTCAAGAACTATTTTTATTTGCCACCAAAGGCTTTGCCAGCCTCACTGATACCAAATGCTCCGAGGGTTACAACTACGAATGAGGTGTAGATTGTATCAGAGATTACTAAATCTTGTCCCCAGAACGCTGTAACTAAATCACATATTCCGAATACTGTCATTAGAAAGAAAGAAATAAATCCAATGATTGATTTCTCATTTACATCATTGTCATCTAAAAACAAATCTATAAATTTTCTCTTAGGCGGAGCCAATCTTTTCTTGGCATCTGCTGCTTCGGCCTGCATTTCCTTGATTGTATCTTCGGCTGAATCGAGTTTTTCGATTAGTGCCATATATCTATCTAAGTCTATTTCGACCTCATTTCTACTATCTACACCTTCTGCCATCTACTTGTCCTTTGCTTTACCCACATTAAGTGCGCACCAGTCTAGAACTTTGTAGACTTTTTTCATCCAACCATCATCGATTGGAGTTGGTGTGATTGCAGAAATAAATGAAGCAATCAACACGATTGTTGGGATTACAGCAATCCATGCTGATATCCATTGAAAGAACTCTAACATTCTTCTCTCCCTTGCTCTTTCGAGCCTTTTCCTATTTTACTAGGATATTTTCTCCAATGGAGTATATGATAGTATTGTTTCCAATTCTATGTCCTCCATTTTTTGAAACTCTACGTCCCATACTATGAGTTTATCTGATAACGATTGCTGAAATTTCATGGGAAGAAATTTAGGATGCAATGTGTACTCTCTACTATGGGTTTTATTACTTTTTAAACTTTGAAATTTGATTTCAACTATTCCTTTTTGTAGTATTTCTTTTAACTTTTCGAAGTCAACTATCATTCTTTTTTAGTACTCCTACTACTACTTCTAATTTATCTATTCTTTCTACTAATGGTTTATACCCATCAAAACCTTCAATTCCACACTTAGGGTGTGCCATTTCCTCAAGTTTTATTATTCTTTCCTCTAAATCTTCTAACCAGTCCTCAATATCTTCAAATCTTTGTTGAGCTGGTTCATGTTTTTCAAACCATTGTGAAGTTTTTTCTAATTTTCTTTTAATTAATAGATTCTGTATCAGCTTGAACATCTGTGACCTTCCTGTAATATACTACTACTTCTTTTAATTCTCTAATGTATCTTTTTAGTTCTTGGGTATTATAAGCCATTAACTCATAATCAGGAACGCTCATAGCAAAGAATACTACTTGACCTTGGTCTTTC